CAGGTAGACCGTCTGGGGTCCACCCGTCCCATCTCCACCCACACCCGCCTTCAATGCCCTCCGTTCGCTCGTGTCCGCATACAGGTTGTAGTATATCATCATAGAGTCGCCGTATATGGTCTCGATGTCCAACTCGTCTATCCTGATGTTCACATTATCCAATAGCGACCACGCAATGTCTTTGCAGTAGGTGGAGAGTCTCCACCTGGCATCCAGGAGTTCGGGGAGTTGCACTCGGATCACGAGGTCTGTCATGATGTCTCCCAACTCCTGGGGGTTCAGGAAGGTTGTGACGGTCTTGCCGAAGGGCCAGCTTTCCGTCAGGGCAGTTGTGCTGGGGCGGGTCAGTCTCTGGACCTTTTCATACTTTGCAAACTTCGAGTGGCGCTCGGGGAGGGTGTAGTGGAACAGGGAATCGTGGGGGTCGGGGGAGTCGAGGTAGAGATCTTGTTTCCCCACCGCATCAAGACTTAGTATAGCACCTGATGTTGCCATTACAATTCGCACAGATCTTTTTGCCACATATCTATCACGCCCAAGCTCTTAATTCTAGCCAACTCCGTCCGTGCATCTAGCGCCTTCTGCCGCAATGTTGCCACCTCCTCCTCCGTGTACTCGTACGTCTTGGTTGCCAGCAGGTAGTCCACCTCCTTGAATTTGCGCCGAACCAGGTCAGCCTCCAGAGCAGCCTTCTTCACCCGGAACACCTGGATGTCCCCGCTGCACACGTCCTCGATGAACCTCGCCTTCTCCGAGAGCTGGTCAGCCTCGTGGGTCAGGTGGGCAACCATCGCCTTCTTGCGCTCGTTGTAGACCCCAACCCGTATCTCCGCGTAGTCGGTCAGGATCTCCTCGGGGCTCTGGTAGCGCTTGATGCCGTGCTTGGGGTGGAACAGGTGCATGTTCGAGGTGTGGAACGTCTTGCGCATCTTGAAGTCCTTCATCATATCCGTGCCACTGTAGCCGAAGACCTCGAAGCGGACATCCTGGGTGGTGCTCGAGTTGCGGTAGCTCGTAATCTTCTTCTTCTCGATCAGGGTGTCGAGGTGCTCCTTGAATGGGTCAGTCCACACCCCAGGGGGCAACTCCGTGATGGTCAACTTGTCACCCGATGCGGTGGCAATCCCCTCTGCCACCCACGAGTGTTCACCGTCCTGCCGGAGGGTCCCCGTGAAGCCCTTGAACCACGGAGCCATCTTCTGGAGCGGCTTCCCCTGCATTACCCTCTCGAGGTTTGCCTTCAGGTCTGCGGGGTTGTAGGGTGGGACGTAGCACGAGAAGCCCGTGCCGATGCCCTCGCACCCGTTCACCAGAGCCGTGGGGATGATTGGAGCGTAATACTCTGGCTCCACCTTCTGCCCGTCATCCACCACCGCCGGGAGCAACTCCGTGTCTCGCTTGTCAAACAGGCGACGAGCCTCGGGAGTCAGGCGGGTGAAGATGTAACGAGTCTGGCTCGCATCCTTGCCACCCAGAAGGCGGGTCCCGAACTGCCCAGAGGGGAACAGGAGGTTGATATTGTTCGACCCCACGTAGTCCTGAGCCAGGCGCACGATCGTGTCAGCCAGTGACACCTCGCCGTGGTGGTAGGCTGTGTGCTCAGCGGTGTATGCTGCAAACTGCGCCACCTTCACATCCTGGGTCAGGTTGCGCTTGAAGGCGGCAAAGATCACCTTGCGCTGAGAGGGTTTCAAGCCGTCCATCATGCTCGGGATGCTCCGATGGAGGTCCGCCAGACTGAAGTGAACCATGTCGCGGGTGATGAAGTTGCTGACGGTCAACTCCCTGACGTCCCCGTACGAAACCGAAAGTGTCTTGGACTCCTCGGAAGCCTGGGTCAGCCAGTGCTTTCGGGCATCAGCCTGCGACTTGTCAAACGCCAAGGTCATCACGTCATCGGTTGTCTCATCCGTGTCGAAGCGAACCGTGAGGCGGTCGATAGCCTTGAAGTACTCCTTTGCCTCTACAGCAGTTGAGGTACCCAGACCCTTGTAGTACTTGATCTTCCACCCCTGGGGGCGAGTGTCCCACCACTCACGGTACGCATTCTCCGTGAAAAACCACTTGTTCTGGGTCCCCTTGGTCGCCTTGATGATCGGTGTCACCATACTCACCACAAATCCCAGATTGATCAACTCGGGCCAGAAGGCGTGGATGTTGTTCAAGACCAACCCCTTGATGTGGGACCCGTCATTGTCTGCGTCAGTCATGATCATCATCCGACCGTAGCGCAACTCCTTGAGGCTCGTGTAGGTGTGACCGTGCTTCAGACCCAGGATCTGCTTCACAGCGTTGAACTCTGCGTTGGCAGTCACCTGCTCTGCTGAGCAATCACGGATGTTCTTGGGCTTGCCACGCAGGGGGAACACCCCGTACTTGTCGCGCCCCACCACAGTCAGACCAGCCACCGCCAGAGCCTTGGCAGAGTCTCCCTCCGTCAGGATCAGGGTGCACTGGTCCCCCTTGGCAGTCCCAGCCCAGTTGGCGTCATCCAGCTTTGGGATGCCCGTGAGGCGCGTCTTGAGCCGGTTGCCATCCGTTTTCTTGAGCTCCTTCTCCGCCTTGACACGGTTCAGGGCGTCAATCTCAGCCTGGATGCCCGTCTTTTGGAGCACCTGCTTGTGGAAGGTTTTCGGGGGCTCCCACCGGCTTCCGAACTGACCCACCTTCAGGGTGCACTCATCCTTCACCTGGCTGCTGAAGGTCGGGTTGACCAGTGTGGACTTGACCATCACGAACAGGGTATTCTTCACCTGGTGACCCTTCAGGGTGCACTTCTTCCCCAGGGTCTCCAGGACACCGTCGGTCACCTGGGAGATCACGTGGGTCACGTGGGAGCCACCCTTGTAGGTGCAGACACCATTGACCCAACTCACCTGCTCGAAGGCGTCGTTGGGGCAGGCAGCCACCGCCACCTGCCAGCGGTCCTGGGTGCTTACCACAACCTCGGCGTCTGGGGGGAGGTGCATACGGGCGTAGGTCTTGATGTCCAGCTTCGGAAGCTCCTCGCCCTGCCAGAACACCCGGCACCCCGAGGTGTAGAAGGAGGCATCCCACACCCGCTTCTCCACAAGGCGAGAGAAGTCCGCGGTGAGCCCCGTCATCCCGAAGCGCTCCCAGTCAGGCAGGAAGGTGATGCTCACCTCGTTCGCAGTCTTGCGGTATGAGGAGACCGTTGCATCCTCCTTCTGGGACATGTTGTCCCTCCACATCTGGCGGTACTCCTTCTTGTTTTTGCCGTCTAGGATGCGGACCTCAAACTCCTTGCTGTAGACGTTTGCCAGCTTGGCGCCATAGCCGTTCCGACCGCCCACAATCTTCTCCTGGCTATCGTCGTAGTTTGTGCTTGTGAGGAGGTGTCCAAAGGTCAGCTCAGGATTCCACAGCTTCTCCGTGGGGTGCTGCTCCACAGAGATGCCCCCGAGGGGACCGTTGTTCACGACCGTCAGGTGTCCCGTTGATGACAGGGTCACCTCGATCTTCTTGACCTCCTTGGGGTGCGATGTGTTGCGGTCAATTGCGTTGACCAGGATCTCGTCGAAGATCTTCAGGAGGGCTGGGGAGACCGTCTGCTTCTTCTTGACGAAGCGGTCGCTCCCCATCTCCTTTACCCAGAACACATCCTGCTGTTGCGGCGTGGAACCCACGTATGAGTCAGGACGCAGTAGGATGTGTTCACGGTGCGAAACCTTCTGCACGACCTCCTTGGGTGCCATTGTATTTACAAGGTATCTACCCATATCCTTAAGCCCCTCGCTACATTTTTTTATGTAGTGGTATTATAACTTATGTCGGACTTGTTGGACATCATTGCAGACAAGACCATGGGAATCATCATCAGTTCAGGGTTGCTCGTGTCTGGGTCATGGTGGGCAATCAACACGTTTCTAAGGGAGGATCTGAGTGAGGATGGAAAGAGGGATGCGAGGATTGCAAAGTATGTGATGTATTTCTTTTTCGTGTTATTTGCGATAAAGGTGTTTGCAGGACCTAGAATTGGTAAAATGGCACATAAAAGGATGGCAACCAGCCTGGAAAAGGCGAGGGAGAAAGTAGATAAGTTGACTGGTCTGCAGGGCAATGAGAGTGCAAAAGCTCTGATGAGCAGGAGGAGGTTTATCTCCTCGAAGCCTGTTGTCGGTCTCACTCTTGCAGGAGCAGGCTATCTCATCTTTGACATGGTTCAGGCGGAGAAGTCGGGTGCACCCAGGGCTGCGCAGGGGACGAAGGCAATGATCTTCACGGCAATCCTCATCTTCATGGGGGTTGGTCAGGTGTTGAAGGACTCGTCTTCCTCTGCGGTCAAAAAGGCATTCACGGTTAGTACTAAGACACTTGCAAAATGATTCCCGAACCTTGAGACATCTCGGAGATTGGAATCCGTTTGTACTTGCCCTCGGGGTCCATCTTAATGTAGTAGTGGAGAGATTTGAACCACGTGTATATTTCATGTTGGGTCAGAGACCCACTCCTGATACCACCTCTGCGGAACCGTCCAGTCACCTCACGGTTCCTCGGATTTGGAACGGGCCAAGGCTTCTCCCAGCACGCCTTGCAGCACCTGTACGCCCTGCCGCTCCTGACCTTCCACATACAATCATTGACACCAAAGTACTTCGGGTGGTGTTCGAAGAATGTCACCATATCAGGGATCAGGTCATCCACGGCGTCTATGGATACCTTCATTCTGATGTCCAGAGGGTTCTTGCACAGGTAACAACATCCATCCCACCTGACTCCAAATTCATGTGCCATCTTTGTGATTAATTATGGTCGCATAACTTAATAATGATTCTGTGGATCCTCGCAGGCATCGTGATAGTCCTCATGTTCTTCTGGAAGTCGGGGACGCCCAGGGACCGCATCCAGACCCTGGTGCAGAAGTGTGCATCCTATGCCGTCCAGGCGCAGCAGGACGCCTCCCCGGTTCAGGCAATGCTCCATGCCAACTACGCCGCAGCCTACCTGGATGCCCTCAAGGTTGTGAGCAGCGAGAGGCAGATCCAGCAGGTGGGGTCGGTCAATCTCGGAACGTTCCAGAGCCACGTGTTGAACGTTCAGAAATCGGTGACTGATAAGGCGCTCGAGGCAGTCCCCGAGTTGGCAGGAAAGGTTGATCTGTACCTCCAATCTATCGCAAACCCTCAGGTGGATTGGGCTTCAGCGGGGAGAGTTAAAGACTTTTCGTCAACAGAGCGAATTGGTAAACGAGAACGAGTATAAATAACGCCCTGATGATCCCATTGAGCAGTAGCTGAAATTTGAACTTGTACGGACCCACATTTTGCACATCATTGTCGCTTATTCTGAACGTCCCATTGACAAGGGGGTCGATGAAACCTGTGGAAAGGTCTTTGATGAATCCGGTGAGCGCCGCCGCAATCATGAGAGATATCACCTGCGCATCAATATCCCTCTGTTTGAATATCCAGTCGAAAACGTTCTTCATTTAAGATAGCCCTAGATTAATAACTATCATCTTGGCATGAGTACTTCCCGTACTCCACACCCTTCTCCACTGCCTTGGCGAGTTTGCGCATGTTCGCGGGTTGCTTGGCGTACAGGAGAGCGGCGTAGAGCGACTCGTACTCCTTGCGGTGCATCACCTGCGTTCGATTCTTGGGGCGGATGACAGGGGGAGCAAGGGGTACATGGAGTATAAAAGGCATGTATTATATGTGAATACAATATATGGCTGATTACGCAGTGGTAGAGAATCCATCTGGTCCAGTATTCGTTGCAGTCACGACACAGTACAACCCTTACCGCAAGTCAGCAGACCTTGTCCCCCTTGAACGAGCCGTCACCCTCGACAGGGATGCCGACTTTGTTAGGTTCTGCTGCCTCATGGATGGCGTCCTCGCCTTCCTGAACGTCGTGATGCTCCTCAACCCCATCGCACTGTTCCCCCTTGCGGCGAGTGTGTGGGGGTATCACGGGGTCAAGACCTACAACTACCGACTCCTGGTGTCCTTCCTGATCTACCAGTATATCTACTCCCTGGGGAGGTGGGGACTCCTCGGGTACGCCCTGTGGTACAACTTCGAGAGGGAGACGGAGGACGACTACCGCTACTGGGTGCTTATGAGCGCCCTGCCCCTCGTGCAGACCTATATCACCTGGAGGGTACAGAAATTCTACAACACAATCAAAAACATCTATATAAACACTACCGCCTATAGTGAGGTATAATGGGATGGATTCACTTGCTGCCTCTGTTCGGAGAGCCTACGCAGAGGCTGAGGCTAAGCGACCCCGTACAATATTCCTCGCAAAACCCCCCGACTTTGACGACTCCGCCAAGAGGTCCACACAACGTAAGACCATGGTGGGATGTTGTGCGGCTACCAACCTCAACGGGACCCAGTGCAACAACCGGGCAGCCCCAGGGTGCGGAGGCTTCTGCAAACGCCACATGCCCACAAAAGAAATGTTAGACCAATTGTAGGAACATGCGTCTCGACTCCGAAACACTCCACCCGGTTATGATCGGTATGGCAATCTACCTGGCAGTTGCCAAGATGAGCCCCGAGGTTCGCCAGAGCACTGGTATCAAGCCGGTGGACGATTTGATAGCAATGATGATTGCGAATCAGGGATCCCACATGATTGGGATCATCTTTACAGGATTGATCATCCTGGTCTCAAACAAGGTCGCAGACCGCCTTTAACTGCCGAGAGACCTTCTCTTTACTGACTGCGTACTGGGTCAGCGGGTGACCCGCTCGGCAGTCACGGGTCTCGAATGCCCTCTGCATAAACTGCTTCAGCATGTTGAAGTCTGGGTTCCCCCACTCCATCCCAGCCTTGAACAGGAAGTCGTCCCGTGCGAGTTGAGTCCTGCCACATCGGATGCTGTATGGGGTGTTGACGTACTCGGAACCGCCACCGTACTCCGGCATGATGACGGGTTTGGCACGGAGTGCTGCCTCCACCGCCCCGAGCCCGATGCCCTCCGAGTGGCTGAAGGTGACGTAGCAGTCACCCTGATCGTGAACCTTGTCCAGATCCTCCTGAGAGAGCAGACCGTTGATGACCTCCACGCCCGGGGCATCAACGTTTACAGGTTGATTGCAGGTTGCCTTGATAAGGAGGCGCACCTGGTCGGTCTTATCCCCGAACAACTCCACGAATGCCCTGATGATACCGTTGGCATTCTTGCGCTGATCCGCAACGTTCCCCACGTGGTAGAAGGTGT